ATGACCAAGTTTAGCGTAGTAGTAGAAGTATCCATGGACGATACATATTTAAAACAAGTAGAGACATGGGGTGTAGAACCAAGTGATCACATCGCAACCATTATCGCCGAGCCGATGCGTGAGAAGGGCTTGGTTGTCAAGTGTTCGGTACTAGAATCAACCCACAGTCTATATGATAGACAAAAGAAACATGCAGAACATCTTGTTCAAGCTGACGCATACAATGATTTAGAAGACGAGATCATAAGTCGAGCATGTGTTGGTGGAAGGTGTGATGACTAATGGATAGAACACTCGATGATGTTATAAACGAACAATGCTACTTCGAAGATAGTGCGTTAGAGGACGCGATAGCATACGCACAAAAGATAACAACAAACTCAGAAAAATTTAAAAAGGAGAAACAAGATGAAAGTAATTAATATACAAAATTTTTGGATAGATTTAGATAAGGTAAGATATATTATAGAACATCCACACACATATGAATTTGTTTACGATGGTGGAGATAACCAAGACTCTATTCAATTTAATAAAAATTATGTTAATGTTTTTGAAATCGTTAACCAAATGAACATCAACATTTAAGGAGAAACAAGATGGCTAAATATAAAATAGAAATGAAAGAGGATGGATATAAGAATAAACTAGAGTTTGAATCTGATGACTTGAGCGATGTTGTCGCTAACCTAGAAATATTTTTAAAAGGTTGTGGATTTATATTTGATGGTGCATTAGATATTCATGAAGGTGAAGTTGAGATGAATGCAATGCATTATATAGCCGAACATAAACCTAGAGAACCTCTCTTCAAGGAGGATGACGATGACACCGGAAGGCAAAGTAAAGAAACAAGTTAAGAAGATACTAGACGACCTCAAGGCCTATCACTTTTCCCCTATGACTGCGGGATATGGTAGGTCAGGAGTGCCGGACATTATCGTATGCTACAAAGGACACTTCATTGGTATTGAATGTAAGAGTGGAAACAATGAACCTACTTTGTTGCAAAAACACAACATGAAACTCATCAAAGACAATCAGGGCTTGGCATTCGTAATTAATGAGAGTAATATAGATGAATTGCTGACCATTATGAAAGGACTATAATGACACAAGGCGCAGGCGCAACACCGATTACAACAGATATGGTAAACCACCCACCACACTACACAAGCGGGGGTATCGAAACAATCGACTACATCAAAGCCAAGATGTCGCCCGATGAATACATTGGCTATCTCAGAGGCAACATTCTCAAATACACAAGCCGTATAGGTCTTAAAGGTGATCCCGTAGAGGACTCAGGTAAGATCGTTTGGTATGCGGTGGAACTCAATAAGTATATAACCCAAATCAAAAAATAAACTCATTCAAGTGAGGGAACAGGTATCAAAGCCTTTCGCTCATTTAAAAGGAGGTCGACATGATTGAAGAAGCATTGCTTTGCTTAGCTACCACCATCTTTATGGAAAGCTCTACACAACCAAGACCCGCTCAAATCGCCGTAGGATACGTCTTATATCGAAGAGCGGACTTTGATAAAAAACAAATATGCAATGAAATGAAAAGACCGTATCAGTTTTCTTGGTATGGATATAAAAAGCCACCTTCGGTTATCGGTCAAGAATATATAGACTTAGCACACCGGATACTACATAGAAAAGAATATGATTACTCGTATGGTGCTATAAATTTTCATGATACAACTATACAAAAACCTAAATCTTGGAGTAGAATGAAGCCTATCGTTCAATGGTCACAATTAATATTTTATAAACAAGAGGAGAGAAAATATGCAAGTAGATAAAACCCCATACGCATGGGCATTAGAAGAATATGATCATCAAGGCAATCTTATATGGTCATCACTAATGTTGACACGTCCCAAAGAGCTTTCTTGGTTTCGCGATTTGCCTTCCAAAAAACACAACATCGTGCTAACTCCATTATACAAAGATGAGTCTCAACAAGAAAAATTAGATGGCATTAAAAGTTATAAAGAAGCAACAAAGAGATTAGTAGATGCAAATAACGGTCTCTAATAAACTACAAGCTTTAACTGATGGATTCGTTGTAGCAACAATGATGATCTGTATCGGATATATATTGGAGTGGACAATATGCATGACGCTATGCCTTTTACATATGCTATAGTAGATGACGAGGGCGAAGTCATACGCCAACATAGATGGTCTGTCAAGGAAGCGAAATGGTTTACAAATAATAATCCTTGTGCTAAAGTCATTAAACTAGTCGTAGAGAAACCTAAACCTTTCAATACGAATGATTACGAGGAGTGTTTGTTTTAATGGCTAGAGGAAAAGTATATAGTTATAGTTATGATCAGCAACAAGCAAACAAAATCATGAACTACATTACAATTTATCCTAATTGCACTAGAAAAGATATAATAAAAGATTGCATTACAAACGCACATAGATTAAAGTATTTATCGGATCAAGGGTTAATTAAATTACCTGACCCTACACCTGAAGGATTAAGAAACGGATTGAAACTCCGCAAAGAAAATGAATTACAGACTATTACATAACCCTGTAGCTAACAGAGGGACTGGCGGAGATGCGACTTTGGATGACGATATAGATGTAGCAAATGAATATGCACAAAAGATTGTAGATGTAGCAATAGCTAATGCACATGCACAGGCAGAAACACCAGTTAATGATACAGGCAAATGTTTATGGTGTAGTAACCTTGTAAAAGATACAAGACGTTGGTGTTCAGTAGAATGTAGAAACGAACATGAAAGGCACAAGAAATAAGTTAATGAGCGAAAGCACTTTATTTATATGTATAAATTCGTGATGGTATTTTTGCAATTATATAACCGCGAGTAGCTCACCATACAACCCATAGTGCAAGTGGGCGACTTCCCTCCTCGAAGTCGGATTATAGGACGGCACATTACCTGTCGTTTGCACAAGGTAGACTCCGCCACAATGCAAGTGGTCTAACTCCTTAAGTAAGAGTTAGGTAAATTGACGGCACCGCTATCTGCCGTTTGCATAAGATAGCATTAATTTATTAAGGAAAATACATGCAACTAGTCACACTAGATTTCGAGACCTACTACGACGTAGGTTTTAGTTTATCCGGAATTACAACGGAGGAGTATATTAAAGATGAAAGATTCCAAGTCATCGGTGTTGGTATTAAGATTGATAGCGGTGTTACAAAGTGGGTTACAGGCACACATCAAGAAATCAAGAATGAATTTGAGAAGATTGATTGGAAGAACTCCGCGCTTCTTTGTCATAATACTCAGTTCGATGGTGGTATATTGTCTTTCCGTTTTAATGTCATTCCACATCTCTACCTCGATACACTCAGCATGGCTAGGGCAATACACGGAATCGATGCCGGTGGAAGTCTTGCATCGTTAGTCGAACGATATGAACTAGGCGCTAAAGGTACAGAAGTAGTTCAAGCTAAAGGCAAACGCTTAGAAGATTTTAGTGAAGATGAGTTATTACAGTATGGAAATTATTGTATCAACGACGTTGAACTTACCTATAAACTATTCCAAATCTTAGCTCAAGAATATCCCGAGAATGAAATCAAACTAATTGACATGACGTTACGCATGTATACCGAACCTGTCTTAGAGGTTGACGATGCATTACTACAAGAAAGAGTTGAGGAAATAAGAGAAGAAAAAGCTTTAATGTTACAGGGTTTAATGAAGCGATTAGAGTGTGACACAGAAGAATGTGTTAGGGCTAAGCTTGCATCTAATAAACAATTTGCAGAACTCTTAACCGAGTTAGGCGTAGAAGTACCAATGAAGACAAGTCCTGCGACGGGCAACCCTACGTTTGCCTTAGCTAAAAACGACAATGGCTTTATTGAACTGACTGAACACGAAGATTTATTTATTCAAGAACTTTGTCGCGTGCGGTTGGGTACTAAATCAACCATGGAAGAGGCACGTATTGAAAGGTTTATTGGTATTGGTGCACGTAACAAAGGTAAACTACCTATTCCGTTAAAATATTATGGCGCTCATACAGGACGTTGGGCGGGAGCAGATAAGGTTAACTTCCAGAACTTACCATCCAGAGATAAGAAAAAGAAAGCACTCAAGAACGCAGTCGTAGCCCCTGAAGGACATCAAGTAATTAACTGTGACTCTTCACAGATCGAAGCGCGTGTATTAGTTTGGTTGAGTGGACAAGATGATATTGTGCAATGGTATAAAGAAGGACGAGATGTTTACTCAGAGTTTGCATCTAAAGTTTATAACAGACCGATTACTAAAGCTGATGCGACAGAACGATTCGTAGGTAAAACATGTACATTAGGTCTAGGTTATGGTACAGGGTGGGCAAAGCTACAACATACATTAAAGACGTCCCCGCCGGGCGCTATTCTTACTGAGCAAGAATGTAGGAATCTTGTTAGAGTTTACCGCGAAGTTAATGATAAAGTGATTAAGTTATGGAGTGATTGTGACGATGCGTTACAAGACATGGCATCATGGCCTAAAGATAAACAACCCTATTACTTAGGTAATGAATCATTACTTGTTACACCAAGAGGTATTAAACTACCCAACGGATTATATATTCAGTATCCCGGACTTACATGGGATGTCTCAGAAGCTAAATCTAAATTTGTTTATAAATCCCGTAGAGGTATGGTATCTATATGGGGTGGATCAGTAGTAGAGAATGTAGTTCAAGCGCTTGCCCGTATTATTGTAGGTGAGCAGATGTTAGAAGTAAGTAAGAAGTATCGTCCTGTGTTAACTGTTCACGATGCGGTAGTCTGCGTAGTTCCAACACCCGAAGTCAAGTTAGCTAATGACTTCATCGTAGACATTATGTCAACGCCTCCTGGTTGGGCGAGTGGGCTACCCGTCGCTTGTGAAGCACATTATGGAGAAAGTTATGGCGACTGCTGATTGTTACTATGAAGTAGAAAGAAAATCTACAATATCATCTGAGTTGTTAGACTTTGCTATGCAACCTAGCGAATGGATGGATTACTATAATTTTAAAGCTAAACTAGTACCACCTGATCTTCTATTTAAGGATAGATTTTTTGCATGGTTACTAACAAAGCATAATTTTATAGCAGGCATTCTTAAATTAGATCCATATGTTTGTTACGATTGGCACACTGATACTAGGCGAGGTGTGGGTATCAATATGTTGTTGACCCCTTTTAATAGGAGTATATGTGCATTTGCTCCCGATAAACATGGCATGGTATTTGATATAGAAGAACTTAAATACAAACCTATGACCTATTATTTATTTAATACACAAGTAAACCACACAGTATATAATTTTGAAACAACAAGATACATATTAAGTATTGAGTTTGAAGAAGACTTAGATGCGTTATCATTTGAAGAATTAGTTAATGAGGTAAAAGAACATGAAAAAAACAGCACAAAATGATGTGACGGGTGATTGGTTACAATCTAAACCTAACAACGAACAGTTTGAAAAGAACTTTGATTTAATTTTTAGGAAGAACAAAGAGTTACCTATAGATAAAGAATGGGATCAAATGAAACCCGTAGGGAAAGAAGTTTTACCCGAGTATGAACTCGATAAGTCGACTGGTGAAGTTATTAAAAAGTAAGACTACTAAAATGCCGTTGTCTGACGAAGAGAAAAGATTAAGAGGAAATCAACGAAGTAAAAAACGTTATGAAAAAAATAAAGAAGCAATAAAAGCATGGAGAAGAGCATATTACTACCGTAATAAAGAAAAAGAATCAGAGTACCAAAAACAATGGTATGATAAAAATAGAGGCCACGCTAACGCATTAAATGCTAAAAGAAACTTAGCAAAAAAACATAGATTACCCGCATGGTTAACTGAAGATAATAAAAAACAAATAAAAGCATTGTATATGTTGGCAAGTAGTTTAACTAAAAGCACAGGCATGTCATGGCACGTAGACCATATCATTCCACTTCAAGGAAAAAATGTATCAGGCCTTCACATACCTGAAAATTTACAAGTTATACCCGCTATAGAAAATATAAAGAAACGTAATAAATTTGAGGATACAGATGACTAAGTATACATGGTCTTACTCGGCTTTAAATGAGTTTATTAAGTGTCCTAAGAAATACTATGAGATACGTGTGGCTCAGAACTTTGTAGTCATACCGTCAGAGAAGATGATCTACGGAACAGAAGTGCATAAAGCTTTAGAAGACTATGTAAAAGATGGTAAAGAATTAGCACAAAATTATTTAAGGTTCAAAGGAGCAGTTGATGAACTTATTGCAATCCCTGGTGACAAATATCCTGAATATGAAATGGCTTTATTTAAAGACAAAACTCCCTGCGCTTTTGATGATCCCACTAGATGGGTTCGTGGTATCGTTGATTTGCTTATTGTCGATGGTGATTATGCTTTTATTGTTGATTATAAAACTGGTTCAAATCGTTACCCAGACCCTAAGCAACTTAGGCTTATGTCGTTAATGACTTTTGCACATTTCCCACAAGTTAATAAGATTAAAGCTGGATTACTATTTGTGATGCACAATACTTTTATTACAGAAGAATATAAACGGGAAGATATAGAGAAGTCATGGGGTAAATTTGAAGGGCCTTTAACTAGGCTTGACAAAGCATTTGAAACGAATGTATGGCCTTGTAACCCTACGCCCTTATGTGGATATTGTCCAGTAAAAACTTGTGACTACCATAGAGGATAATGTATAATAGCGTATGCCTTTCGTAAACAAACCTAGACCTATCTATAAAGATTCCCCGCTTGAACATAAGAAGCGTATGGAACGTCAACGTGCACGTCGTGCAATTGATAAGAAATATCCTGATAAGAATGGTAATGGTGCGGCAGATATCCGTGAGGGTAAAGATGTATCTCATAAGAAAGCGCTTGACAAAGGTGGTTCAAACAAGGACGGTTACTCTATTCAATCCGCTAAGAAGAATAGATCTTTTAAAAGAGATTCTAAACATAACTTAGTATCAGAAACTAGTAAAAAAGAACGTAAAAAGAAATAGTAAAATAGTACTTGACATACATTATGTAGCTGATATATAGTTACACATATGGAAATCATACAAAATCAAGCAGTAAAAATCACAGTGTCAGAGCACATCGCTCCACACATAACTAAAAATATACAAAAATCCGAAGTACTTCAGTACCGAGATAACCTAGCAGAGATGTTAGTGTATTGGGGTGTACCTGAAATGACTAAGCTACATCAGATAGTTAACTTCAAAGAAACATTACCTTCACCTATTAAGCGTGACTATAACTATCCCGGCTTATATAAACCGTTTGATCATCAACGTGTAACCGCTGAGTTCTTATCAGTACACCAAAGAGCATTCTGTTTTAACGAAGCTGGTACAGGTAAAACTTCTTCAGTTATCTGGGCAACCGATTATCTAATGTCGTTAGGCGAAGTTAAAAGAGCATTAGTTATTTGTCCTTTATCTATTATGTTCTCAGCATGGCAAACAGATATTTTAAATACAGCAATGCATCGTTCAGTTGCAGTTGCACACGGTGATTCTAAGAAACGTGCAAAAATTATTAATGGTGGATATGAGTTTGTTATTATTAATTATGATGGCGTTAAGATTGTTGCAGATGAAATTAAGAACGGCGGATTTGATTTAATTATTATTGACGAAGCTAATGCTTATAAAACACCGAGCACATCCCGTTGGAAAACCCTAGCTAAACTTTTAAAACCTGAGACAAGACTTTGGATGATGACAGGTACACCGGCTTCACAATCTCCTGTCGATGCATATGGTCTAGCTAAACTTGTGTGTCCGCAGAACGTACCTAAATTTGGTATGGCATGGCGTGACAAAGTAATGCAACAGATTACACGTTTTAAATGGGTACCTAGACCTAACGCACGGCATGAAGTATTTAAAGTATTACAACCTGCAATTAGATTTGCTAAAGATGAATGTCTTGACCTACCTGATGTTATGTATCAGACACGTGACATACCACTATCAGCACAAGTACAAAAGTATTATAAACAACTTAAAGATCAGATGATGATTGAAGCTGCAGGTACACAAGTTAGTGCAGTCAATGCAGCTGCAGGTCTTAATAAATTATTACAAATATCAGGTGGTGCAGTATATACAGATGAACATGAAGTTATTGAGTTTGATGTAACGCCTAGATTAAATGCACTGATGGAAGTTATAGAAGAGACAGAGAATAAGATTATTATATTTGTACCGTATAGACATACGATTGAATTGTTAGCTAGGTATTTAACAGAACATAATATTAATAACCAAGTTATACAAGGCAGTGTATCAGCAACGCAACGCGCAAGTATTATTAATCAGTTCCAATCTATGGATGATCCACGAGTATTAATTATTCAACCTCAAGCCGCATCACATGGTGTGACATTAACAAGAGCTGACACAGTTGTCTTTTGGTCTCCGGTGATGTCAGTTGAAACATACTTACAATGTATCGCACGTATGGATCGTGTAGGTCAGGTTAATAAAATGACAGTGGTTCACTTACAAGGTTCAGAGGTAGAAAGAAAGATGTATAAGATGTTGCAAGGCAAAGTAGATTTACACACCAAACTAGTAGATTTATATAGAGAGGAATTAGAGTCGTGATATTAAATAATTTTATGGCAGCGTTTTTGCTGTATAACTTTAATGCTTCATATAAGTGGTGGCTTGGGTTTATAGTAATTATATTGTTTGAAGTGTTATACGAGTTAGATCAATTAGAAAACCAACGAAGGAGATTTAAAAAATGAGTGAAGAACAAGTAATGGATGTACCTCACGATAACCCTAAGATTGACGAATTAGTCAAAGTATATTTGACAATAAGGGATGCGAAGAGTAAACTGTATACCGAGTATCAATTAAAAAGTGGTCAGTTAGAAGAAGAGTTAAAGCAAATTGAAATTGTTTTATTAGACGAGTGCGATAAAGTAGGAGCTAGTAGTATTCGCACTAGTGCTGGTACTGTAACAAGATCGATTAAAGAACAATACACATGTAGTAATTGGGATGAGTTTAAGCAGTTTGTTTTACAACAAGGCGCGCTAGAATTATTATCACAAAGACTACAACAAAGTAATTTTAATGAATACATGCTTAATCATAGTGAGGAAGGTTTACCTCCAGGAATTAGTTCTATGAGAGAGTATAGAGCAACAGTTAGAAGAGCAAGTTAATTAAGGAGAAAATTATGAGTACAGATTTAATAGCACAACTACAACAAATGTCATTAGCGTCGCCATCAGGACTTAATCAAGACATGTTGGCCGTTGCCGGTAGATCCAATAATAAAAGATTGTCTATCGAAGGTGGTGTATTTCGTAAGATGGTTAATGGTAAAGAAGTAGCTAAGATTGATGAACGTAGTATGGATGTTATTTTTGTTCGTATGGCACCTAGCGCATCAAGAACTTTTTATGATGGTAGCTATGACCCTACTAAGAAATCTAAAATCTTATGTTGGTCAAGTGATTCTAGAACGCCTGATAAAGATGTAAAGAATCCACAAGCACCTAAATGTGATCAATGTCCTCATAGTATCAGAGGCGCACAACCGTCATGTAAGTTAGCATGGAGAACTGCGATTGCATTACCAAGTAATCCTTCAGAACTTATTCAGTTAACACTACCATCTAAGTCTTGTTTTGGTGAAGGTGTTGAAGATAAGCGTCCGTTTAGACCATATATACAATTCTTAGGAGCGGCTGGTATTAACAATGAAGTCGTTGTAACTAAGATGCAATTTGATACAGCGGTACAACATCCACGTGTTTTATTTAAACCGAACGGTGCAGTACCACCTGAAATGCAAGCTCAGTTAAGAGAACTAGGTCAAACAGAAGAAGCTAAGAGTTACATTGAGTTACGTGTATATCAAGCTCCTGAAGCTGAGGTTCATGTGTTGCAACCTACACTAAGCACACCAGGCGTTGAAGCTGACCCTGTAGTAGAGCAAGCTGAACCTATTGCTGAACCTGTAAAAAGGGAAGCTCCTACACAACCACAACCCGCTAAAGTTAATGATGTAAGTAGCATTATTAATAAGTGGGGCGCGAAGTCATAAGGAGAATAGTATGGCAAGACCATATAGTGAAGAGTTTAAGTTAGGTTTAAATAGAGCTGACCCGACAAGGATAGGCGTTCAACTAGGAAAGGTTTGTGTAAAAGCAAATCTCCCTACGACATACGTTGCAGAGGCATTTAATGTATCTCGCATGTCTATACATAGTTGGTTCAGAGGTCAATACGTTAGAGATAAAAATTATCAACGGATAGCAAAGTTTATTGATAAAGTAAATGATGCATTAGATAAAGGTATATTACCCGCACCTGATATGAACGTTGCTAAAAATTATTTAAGTGCGATACGTATCGACAAGATATAAAAAAGTAGTAGAATAGGAATACCCCGTAGTAAATTTCAAAAAACACAATTTATTGTGGCGGGGTAGTGTTGTCTAAAAATATAGAAAGCGAATGCAATATGAGAACAGAATTTTATAAAAAAGCATTGCCATCTACCGGGGTATATTGTGTAGCTACAATTGACCCACAAACTAAGATAACTAAACATAAATTTGTAGAGTCTATAGATGAGTTAGAAGACTTCGTAGAATCTAAAAAAGATGCTAAGACTAATATCTTCGTAGCACTAAGTTCATTCAAAGGGTATAGCAGAAAAGCTGATGAAGCTGAGTATGTTAAATCATTTTTTGTTGACTTGGATGTGGGCGAAGGTAAAGGTTATGAGTCTAAAGATACTGCACTAGATGCGCTATCTAAGTTTGTACTAGATAATGAATTGCCTCCTCCAGTGAGGATTGATTCAGGTGGTGGTGTTCACGCATACTGGATATTTGACCATGATGTACCTGCAGCAGAGTGGAAACCTTACGCAGAGAAGTTTAAAGATTATTGTTTAAAACATGGATTGAATATAGACCCTGTCGTAACGGCAGACTTGGCTCGTATCCTACGATGCCCTGATACATTTAATCAAAAGACTGATCCTCCAATGCCTACAAAGATGTTGGATGAAGATATACCTATATATAGTTTTGAACAGTTTAAAGATTTTCTAGGTGAAGTCATACAAGCTAACGAAGATATATTAGCTAACATACCTCGTGGCCTAAGTGAAGACCAAAAGAAAATGTTGAAGTTAGATAACTACGAGTCTAAGTTTTCAGACATAGCTATCAAGAGTGCACAAGGCGAAGGATGTAATCAGATTAAGTTTATCTTAGAGAATGCTAAGAATTTAACTGAGCCCGTATGGAGAGCAGGTTTATCTATTGCGGTAAGTTGTTCTGATGCAGACACTGCGATTCATTTGATGTCAGAAGATCATCCTGAATATAGTGTTAAAGCTACAATTGAGAAAGCTTATCCTAAAGGAGTTAAACTAAGTCCATATAGTTGTGATACGTTTAACTCAATTAATCCAGGCGGATGTGATGGATGTAAGTTTAAAGGCGTAATTAGACCAGCTAATCCATTAGGTATTAGTAATGAGTTGCAATTATCTGAACCCGTAGTTGAGACTGTTATAGAACATATCCCACAAGCACAGATGAGCACAACTGATCCCTTTAAAGTATCAACAAGACTAAATGGGTTACCACAAGAATTACAACCGTTTGTATATGGCAAGAACGGAGGTATTTATTATATGCCACCTATGGAGTACGACTCAGATGGAGTTCCTATTCCTAGAGAACCTACTATAGTTTCACTATATGATATATATCCTACTAAGCGAATTTATAGTGTGTCTGATGGCGAATGTTTATTAATGAAGGCCATGCTACCTAATGATCCTGAACGAGAGTTTCTCTTACCTCTAAAGTATGTTTATGCAATGGAGAAGTTTAAAGAGATCATGGCAAGTATGGGTGTGTTGTTTAATCCTGGAAATAAGGAGGTAGGTTACTTGATGAGTTACATAATTAAATGGGGGCAATATCTAATGAATAAAAGTTCAGCAGAAGTAATGAGAATGCAAATGGGATGGACTCCTAACAGAGAATCATTTGTGATTGGTGCAAGCGAATATACACGAGATGGCAATGCAGTATCATCTCCAACATCACCTTTATGCCGAGGCATAGCTAAACACTTAGCTACAGCTGGTACATATGGTGATTGGAAAATAGCAGCTAATAAATTAAATACACCTAGTTTAGAACTTCATGCCTTTACTATGTTGGCAGGTATGGGTTCAGTGCTTATGGACTACACATCTACATCAGGTGTGACTATGTGTTTAACAGGTGAATCCGGTGCGGCTAAGACAGGTGCGTTGTATAGTGCTCTTAGCGTATGGGGTAATCCTAAAGACTTATCTATTCTAGATGCAACAGAAAATGGTATGACAGGCCGTTACTTAGGTCTACATAATATTCCATTTGGTCTAGATGAAGTAGGTAATATGTTACCTAAAACATTATCGCAGTTGTTACATAAGATATCACAAGGTAAATCAAAGATCCGTATGCAAGCTTCAGTGAATGCAGAACGAGACCATGAAATGTCAGCATCCTTGATAGCTATCTTTACTTCTAATCATTCCTTATATGATAGATTAACTACATTGAAGAAAGACCCTAACGGCGAGGTAGCTCGATTGATTGAGTTATCAATTAGAAAACCAGCAGTGTTTAAAGATGATGCATCAGCTGGTCGTGATATATTTGATAGCTTTAGATTTAACTATGGATGGGCTGGTCCTGAATTTATCAAAGCAGTTTACCGTGAAGGTGAAGAAGAGGTTAGTAGAAATATTATTAAATGGTGTTTAAGATTCGAGAAAGATTTTGGACAAGACACAGCATATCGTTTCTATGAGAACATCGTAGCAGCTAGTATGACTGCAGGTGAAATAGCAAATAAAGCTGGTATTACAGAGTTTGATCTTGAAAGAGTTTATGCTCGCATCGTTGGTGAGATGATTGCAATCCGTGATAACGTAGTTAAAGTCAATAGCATTAACTATGAATCAATCTTGTCAGACTATGTGAATAAGAACCATACAGGCATTTTAGCATTCAAAGATAATAAGATGGTTATGGAACCTAGAACTGCATTCTCTATTCGTGTCGAAAATGATATTAATACAATGTGGATATCTAAAACAGAGTTTGATAAGTATCTCAATGAAATGCTTATTAGCACTAAAGAGTTCTTATTCCAAATTAATGCACTAGGTATTAAAGTTGAAGCAGGTAGAGATATAACTAAACGTATGTATGCAAGTTGGAAAGACGTAAGTAAATCTGCAACACGTGTTTATCGTATAGACTTAAATACATTACCTGATGATATTAAAATTGGATAATCAAAAAGAACCTGAATGGTTATTTCCGTTCGAATCAATGTTGGTGGGGGATAGTTTCTTTATCCCTACGCTGAAGCCTTCACCTATGATCTATGCTTTAGATTGTGGGGCTAAACGTGCAGGAGTTATTGTTAGATCTTTTGTAACGCAGAAGGATGGATGTCTCGGGGTGAGAGCTTGGCGAATTAAGTAGCTAAGCTCCTGCTTCTTCTACGGCTTGATTCTTTAGTTTCTTACTAATAACAACGCCATCTCTAGCTTGTTTTTCTCTTTCTTTGTGACCTCTAACAGATCTTGAAATAGTATCACTAGTAATCTTAATACCTACTGGTACTTTAGAACTATAGGTACGCATATCATCTCTGATTTTACTCATCATTTCTGTATCACCGTTTGATTTAGCTAGGTAATATGTATCTAATAAATGAGTTCTGCGATCCATTATATGTTTTTCATATTTTTTCAATGAGCTTGCACGAGTATAAGCTTCTGACAAATCTGCATTAGTGAAACCAAATATCTGTAGTAAGTTATTATATGCATTAGGGTCATCAATTATTTTAATACCATTAGTTGTAGTTGCACCTTCAGTTGCAAATCTAAAACCTTTCATTATGTTTTTAAGTGCTGATGGCACCAAGGTTTCAATTGCTCTTTCAGTCTGGCCTTCATCAAATAATTTAGCAGCACGTGTAGGATTAACTGCTAATGTTTGATATGCAGGGCCAAAGAAGTGTTCTATGAAGTATGGACCGAATCCAACCTCAGCTAAACGACGTGGATCGTCGTGGAATACCATACCATTGAAACCTGTTCTCGCTGCTATATCAATATTTAAAAGTTTATTGAGTGGGCCTTTGTATCCAATTTCACCAAAAATCTCACGGACTTCTTCATCAAAGTCATATGGTTCATCGTCATCACCAAACATACCTGCAATAGCTGAAGACAACATATTAAGTCCACCATAAACTGGTAAGCCTTGTAGACCTGAGAATACATACGTCATGCCTAAAATACCTAAAAATTGTTTACGTGCAATTTCACGTTCTTTAGTTGGCATGTCTCGTGTAGCTACATAGAATAATCTAGCCATATTATAAATCTGTGCTTGGGCAAAGCGTTTGAAAGTAAATGCTACCTTACCTATACCATTTTGGAACATTTTAGGACCAGCTTCTGATAATGCATGAGAGTGTGCACGGGTAGTTGTTTCAATAGCTTTTTCAATCGCAGCGTCTACGTTACCACCATTCTTTTTTAAAGCTAGGTCATATGCAGCAATCAGAGTTACTTCTCTATTCATACGTTCAGAGTTTTGGAATATCCAACCTAGGCTAGTATAAATCTTAGCTTTAGTTCCGGTAAAATCTTCTGCTGATTTTTGTCTTAACTCATTAAGTTCGTAACCAATACCACGACGTATAGTAGAACGACCTAGCGCAGCATGATAGAGTTTATAGTGTTTATCACCTGGTTTTAAGTTAGCGCCAAAGGTATGATCAGGTAAGAAGTTTCTATTATTATCGTTGAATAAACCGCCTTTGAAATACATTTTATAAGCAGTACTTAATGCATCATAAGCTTCATTCCATGTATATTCTCCGCCTAACATAGGCATAACTACCATAGGAACCTGTGTTAAGTTGATAATAGCTGAAGATACATTACCTGCAATGTTCCAGATATAACTTACCCAGCTTAATTGAGCAGATATCGAATCAGCTACAGGGTTTTCAATAAACTTTCTTTGTCCATTCATGTCCTGTACCACTTGAGATATCATGGCATTTTCTTTTAAATCACCATGCTTATCAATAAACTCTCTTTGTTGTTGATCTAATGTTTTAAATGCAGTATCAAGTTGAGGTTTATATTCTAAGTTAGATAGTTGTAAAGATAGGCGTGAGCCAGTGTCAGCAAAGCCACCTACAATATCTTCAATATAACCTGGAATACCTTGACGCTCTTGCATTTGTTGGCGAATAGATTCATCAGGGAATAAGTTTAGATACATACTATATATCTCATTAATAAGGTCATCTTTTTCTGGTGAAGATTCTATGCTCTTATCTAGGGTATCAATAATTTCTTTAACAAAACCTAATGGCGGTGTTTCTTTATAATTAACTTGTCTAGTTATTAATGATGTTTGGATCTTAGTAGCTCCAGCTTTATCAGCTTTTTCTTTAGCTCTTTCTAATTCAGCAGGCGTTTCAAAATGCTCAATAGTTCTTTCTTTACCAAATTTATCAAAGTAAGCTAAACGATAGTTACCTTTACGTCTTAATGGTAAGTAGAATGATATTTTATTTTTCTCAAAGCGTTTACGAAGATCAGCGGCCATATTACCACCAGCAACTCTTTCAACATTATCTATAATTTGATGACGATATTCTTCATATCTATCTGCTATTTGGTATGCTAAACCTTTACGCACAGGCAATTTAACTTTAACTTCAACGCCATCAACTATTCTTGAAACTGTTTTTTGACCTATGATTTTATCGCTTGTTAATTCTTCTGGCAGGTTTTTCCAAGCTCTAATAAGTTTTTCATCCCAGTTAGTTTGTTGTGATTCTGTTAATCTAGGATCAATTTTTCTAGCAGATAACTCTGAGCCAATTTTATTAAACTTATCAACAACTTGTGGGCCATACTTCTTGGTCATTTCTTGAAGTGTGTTGATACCTTGAAACGTCATGTCTTCTACTTCTTTATGAAGCTCTTCAACTCTATGACCACGTACTTCAAGTATTTTAAGTATGTCTCGTAATACAGGTAATCTATCTGCAAATAAATCTACTTTTTGAGGTAATGACATAAAGGATAAAGCTAATGCTTTCATATTATCTGGTAGTAGAGAGGTTGCATTACGTACCTCTTTAACAATGGTTGAATTATATGCAGGCAAATCTTTAACTGTTTGACCAATAGAACTAAGTATATTTCTAGCGCCAGTTGGATCAACACCACCTCTATATACCATGTTATATTCTGTACCTGACAATGCATCTATTGCTTTATCTAATACGTTTTGCTTACCTTTAAATAAAGTTGGTGATAGATTAACCACATCATCAAACATAGTTTTTTGACTTGCTGGTACGCCTAACATTTCTCTTACAGCGTTTAAGAAGTCTTGTAATAAGTTAGAACCTGGTTTATTAGAAACACTTGGTTGTCTTGTTAAAAATAGTTGGAACATAGGATCTGAGAATGTCTCAGCAATAAACTCATCTATATTAGTGAGTCCATAGTATTCTCTTTTTTCTTTTGCTGCTGCTTCTTTCGCTGCGTTAAATATAGCAAAAAGTTGTTTACCAATAGGGCTATTATTTTTAACCTTATGCTCCCATATCAATCTACCTCTAGCATCTTTAATATAGTTATTGCCACTACGTTTAGCTGATTTAACAATATGGTTATACATCTCTGTTATTGCAGCTGCATGCACTGCTTCATGGAGTAGTGTCTTTAGTCCACCTTCTTGCCATAGAGTAACTTCGTGAGCGTTTTGAGTATAGTGACCTACTGCTATTCTATCGTCAGTAGTTAGAGGTGAAGATTTAGTTGGGCTATGGTTAAACTTAGCATTAACTGCTTTTCTAACATTGAGTAATCGATTGATTAACTTAGATTGTGCAGGTAATAACATATCAGAATGCTTATCTAAAACGTTCTTTAATGCTTGGCCTAATGTTTTTGAACCTTTAACTGCATCGTGAATATCTACATGCTCTTCCATAGTATTAACAATACTCATATCACGGCTCACATCTTTTTTAGAGTAGTCATAGTATCCACTATCTTGAATAATTTCGTCTACTAAGTCTCTATCAAGTTTTCCATTGTTAAACGCGTCTGTAATCACAGCTTGATCTTGGTCAACTAATTCATCAAACTTAACTCGCTTACTAAAGTTATTCCAAGCATTAGCTACTTTTTGTTGGTCAGGAGGTAATACTTTTTTACCTGTACCTGTTACACCAGCTTCTCTTTGTTTTTGTGCATTCTCTAGTTGTGCGGCAATTTCAAGAGGACTAAATGTATCATTCTCCATCATCTTCTGAGCTTGTTGATAGTTCTCATTTGAGATAATACCTTCTTTGAGAGCTCGATCTAATAACGGAGTTATACCTGAGTAGTCATATTTAGTTTGTTTTTTAGGTGCGTTTGCCGCAGTGATTTCTTCTGGGGTTAGTTCAGGTTCTTGTTTAAGAACTTCAGGAGCTTTATTGATTTTAATTGTTGGTGCGGCAGGTGCTGCGGCTAATTTAGTTTGTAGTGCTTCAATAACTTGGTTAGGTGTCCATGCAGGTGTGATGTCTTTAATGCCGTTATCTATCGCAATTTTACGTAGGTTGTTAGTCATCATCGCAGGTACACCACCTTCTGCTACTGATTTGAGTAGATCTAGAGCTGACTTAGTTAATGTATTTGTTTCAGCTGCTTCGCTTCCCTCAACTCTTGCATTAAGTTCTGTAGCATCAACTCCAGCCCCAGTAACTCCAGCTCCGTCAACGTCTGCAACCTTACCGGCAGGGGCCTTCTTAGTGGATCCATTAGATACTGAAATATCATCTCCAAGTCCTGTGGCAGTAGTTCCTCTAGGTTGTTGTCCAATTTGAACTCCTTGAAATTCTGGTCTATCAAATAATTTGTTTATGTTTTCTTTTACTACGTCATCACCTTGATACTTACTAAGTTCAGCTTTAATAACTGTGGCATTATCTTCGTTGATTTCGAGGTCTTTAATACGTTTAACTATACCAGCGTTTTTAGGTAAACCAAGTGTATTTATGAGGTCTTCGTCAACGAATAGGGCTTTGTTAATAGTGACATCACTAGGCGATAACGGGGTAATAGGAGGTAAATCAGTTGGAGCAGGTTCAGTACCAGGTGTCGGCTCTTGGGTGCTAGGCGTAATAGGCTTAGTGAATTTATCTTTAGCTCCTTCAATAGCACCTGATGTACCACCGAATACTCCGCCTACAACCGCACCTTTAATCGCACTCTCAATAATACGATTCCAACCCTCTGAGTTAAATACGTCTTTATTCTGAGATATAAATTGTTCTGCTGCCATACTGATGGCTTCTTGAGTACCTTCAGTTAAACCTTCCATAGCCGCAGCTTCAGGAAGCGCTGATACAGCCTTACGGATAATACCTTTTTGCATACCTGAGTCTTCAAGTATTTTTTCTATTAGTCCAACCTTAGCAGGACCAGTAATCTTTTTAAGTATAAAAGCAGGTAGAGCAGAATCAAGCGCAGAACTTACTGAGCCTGCAAGGAGCGCCGCACCGGGAGCTAATTCACCAGTTTGGTTATAAATATTTTGAAATACTTCAGGAGTGTTTTGAGAGAATGAGCCAAGATAAACACCAAGATTCATACCCATAGCTTGCTTTTTAGCAATATCAGCAGCAGATTCTTTTAATAAAGCTTGCTTAGCTCCTGCAGTTAATGCAGCCTCTCCCGCTTCTTTAGCCGCTGTTTCAGCAGCGCTAACAACACCACGTCTAGCTAAAGCACCCGCTACACCAGCACCGCCAACACCAGGAATAAGGGATGTAGCAATGTTAGGACCTTGTTCTGAAACAGCTTCTAATGCATATTTAAGAGCATCACCTACACCCTGTATGTCTTTGGTAGATCCATATTGAGGTGCATATCTAAGAGCAATTTCTTCTTGAGTAGCCGCAGCTTCTTCCATTTGACGCTTAGCATATTCATCAGCACCCACCGCACTACCTAACATAGCAGGTAATACATCACCTAAAGCAGAACCTATTTGTTTAGTGCCTCGAGTAAATCCTTTACCTACAATTTCACCTAATGTGTAATCACGAGGCGTAGAAGCTTCTATAGATTTACGTTGTATGGCTGCGACAACTTCTTCTTTTGAAGCGCCATCTGGTCCATCTATGGTGTAGGTTTTACCATCTGGTCCTTGAATACTGTATGTAGCCATTAGTTAGATTTTTGGAAGTTTGTCCACGCGTCTGCAGGGGCTCCAGAGGCACTTTCTGATTGTCTAATAAGTTGTTTAATCGTAAGATCTTTCCATTGATTATATTTTGGGCTGCCTACTACCCAAGAACCTTTTTCATTTATATAATTTTTTTCAGCTTGTTTGAATGCGTCACTTTCTGCAACTTCATTATAAGCTTTGAAATAATCTTTTTTATCCCAATTACCTTTTTGCATAGCGGTAATAAGTTTAGTATTATTTTCTAAGTTGGCAAGTTCTCTTTCAGTATTATCTTTCATTTTAGCTAACTGAATTGTTTTATTCATTTGTTCTGTATGTTGCTTACTATCTTTGCCGTAATTGAGAGCTGCAACTTGTTCCGCACGAGATTGTTTAGATAATTCATTATCAAGGAGGAAACGTTTTTCTTCAAGTTTATTAAGTGCTTCTTTAGACTCAGCATAATCTTTAATACCTGCACCAGCACCTCGAGCAAGAGATGCAAATGGAGTTTCAGCAGCTTTACCGTATTCTGCACGAGTATTAGCCATTTCAAAACCAGCTTTAGCTAATGCTAACCACGGCGCTTGTTCTTCTTGTTTAGCAGCTTTTTCATCCATCTTAGCTAATCTTTCAGATAATCTTTTAGCACCTTTATCTTCACCAAGAATACCCATATATTCATCACTTAGTTCTTTTAAAGATTTTTCTTTAGACATCATAGCATCAAATGGGTTAGGACCTGCACCTTTACCTTTGTTTTGATCTTGTGGTTTAGGTGGTTTAGGCGGAGCTAAATCTTCTTTAGTTAGTTGGTATCCACCCATGTCATATGGGCGTTTATTACGTCCTTCTAACTCATTAATTTGTTGATATATTGCAGTTTTATCTACACCAGGAATATTTAATTGTTTATAGAGTTCACCTATTTGAGCTTGGATAGTCATCGGATCTCTATTAGCATCTGGCATATATCCCATAAATGGATTTTGTGGCATGCCTTCGCCCATATTAGATTTTCTTATTTCATCTGGACTTGAAAAACCAAACCTAAGTTTGTCTAAAAATGATTGATTAGTTGGTCTACCATATAATTCTGGGTTAACATAAGAACCATCAAGACCTGCAAAGCGTTTAACTTCGCCGCCTTGTGCCATGCCTTGACCTTGTTGTTGACCTGATGCTCGTAGTACTGCATCCATAAAAGCTCCAGGACGACCTCCTACAAGTCTATCTAAAGGAAAATCTGACCCACTACTTCCTGTATTTACATTAAGTGCTGGCATACTATTTAAATTCATAGAACTTCCTGTATTTCCTTGGGATAGTAATAAATTTAAAAAAGCTTCTCTATCTAAAGGAGTAGCTCCTTCACCACCTTCTGTATTTGAATCAAGTGAAGACATATTGTCTAAGTTCATACCTTTTTCTGTATCACCACCATCAGCGAATGCAACAATACCACCCTGTGCATAGTTAGCTTCATCAAACATATCACCTACATCTAGTTCAGCTAAACCACCTTGTGCCATTTGTTGCATCGGCATTTCTGGAGGAGGAGCCATAGCTTCCATCATAGGTTGAGCTTCAGGTAACCCTGCTAAACCTTCCATTTGTGGTTGAGGTTGAGCCTCTTGAACTAGATCTTCAGCTACAGTTTTTTCTTCAGGTTTGTTAGCTTGGTATGAATCTCGCATTTCTTTTCTGCGTTGTAATTCACTTAACGCTAAATAGGTTGGTACATGGCCTGTAGGGTTTTGAACATAACCAACTAATGCATCATCTGGTGCATTTTTTAATTGATCTTGAATTTTAATAATGTTCATAATTTATCCTTATCCGAAAGCTTTAGAAAGACCTAACGCACCCAAACCAAGTCCACCAAGTTGTGATATAGCCGAAGGTTGAGGCGCATATTGAATTTGAGTCGAAGCCAAACCAGGAGTGCCGCGAAGCATCGCATTGTAAAATTCAAGTTGTTGTTTAGCTCTGTTTTGTTGTTCCATGAATTTTTGATATTGAAGATCAAGTATTTGTTGATCAAGCGCTTGTTTTTCTTTAGCTGATGCAGCTTGTGTTTGAAGTCTTTGTAAATTAGCTTGTTGTTCAGCAGCACCAAGAGTACCAAAAGCTTTAGAACTTTCAAGTGCAGTAGCAAGTCCAGCTAAGCCTACATCTTTACCTAAGCCAGCAGCATATTGTTGACCTTGTTGTGTAAGTTGTTGAGCTTGTAAACCAGCAGCTTGGTTTGCTTTTTGAGCTTCTAGCGATTGTCCAGCACCTAACTGTTGTACGCCGAGTAGAGCAGCTAAGTTTTGTTGTTGCGTTGTTTGTTGCGCTTGTTGATTAGCCAACGCTGCTCTCATTGCTTGCTCTGCACTTAACCCTTGAGTTTGTAGTTGAGCCGCCAAGTTTTGAACATTAGCTTGTTGTGCATTAGTAAGATTAGCTAATTGAGCTTGTAAACTAGATTGAGTACCTAGTTGTTGTACGCCAAGTAAAGCAGATAAGTTTTGTTGACCTGTAGTTAAACCTGCCTGTTGGTTAGCTAGTTGAGCTTGTAATTGACGCGCTTGATCTGCTTGGAACTGAGCTTGAGCATTTTGATATGCTTTTTCCATACCTGTAGATTGAATATCTGCCATAGTACGTTGAGTACCGCGCTCTTGTTCTGCTTGTAATAAGGCTTGACGTGCACCACCAAAAGTACCTCGACCAATAGCCCCTGTCATACCTGCTTGTTTTTGTAAGTCACCTTGTAAACGTGCTTCACGTAACGCTGGATTGATGGCCGCTTGTATATAGGGACTCATGTAATAATCCGCCGCACCTTGACCAAAATTCTGAGACGCTACATTTTGTGCTGGGCCCATTTGATATTGAGTAAGGCGTGGGTCATAAGCCATTTGTGCTGCGTTCATTTTGTATTGTTGCAACGCCGGAGCAGTGATATTATTAACCCCAGCCATTTGATAATTCATTAAGTTTGGCGCTGCTGTATTTTGTGACGAAATAACAGAAGGATCATAACCTAAAGCTTTATTTAGACCAGTTTGAGATCTAGTTAGACCTTGAGATAGTGCTGTATTTAGTCCTTGACTTGCTAGGTCAAACTCTCCTGGAGTTTGAAGTCCCGCAATTTGTTGTTGTAATGCTAATTGCTGTGGAGTAAATGTTTCAATTCTTTGGCCTTGATAAGGCGTAACGGGTTTAATACCTGTGACATTACCTGAAGCATCTGTAGTAAATACTTCTTTAGCAGATTGTTTCATTGCCTCTTCAAAGAAAGGCTTAGCATACTCAGGTATATTAGATGTATAAGTAGTACCTGTAGAAGTTTGTGAACCTCCGCCACCACCACCAAAATTAAAAGTGAAGTAGTCTACAAGTTTGTCTACCCAGTTGAACAAATTAATCATATATTTTTCTCCACGACGTTTGTCACGACATTAAAACCCATTTTTATTTTATAAAGTCTTGCTTGAGCATCTTTTGCAAACGCTCTAATTTTAGTTGCACCTTGAGACTTAGCCCAGTCCTCATATTGCTTAATGGTGTTTTCATCAAATATTCCCTTGCCGCCTACAGCTGAAGTATGAACAACTCTATTATTTGGGTAATTAATAACTTCTGCTGATAAAGCACCAATAATTTTTTCATCTTCTACAAACACGAATAAGGTTTGTTTACCTTCAGTAAGTAACATTTTTAGCTGGTCAACGCTATAATCGTCTGTCCCTGCTCCCATCGCCCTGTCAAAAAATGTTTCTATTTTGTCCCAAACTTGATGTATATAGTTGGGATGTACTATTTGCATTTGTTTCATGCGGGCATGTATTTAGCAGGATTAATTTCTTTACCTTGTTTTTTGTTTCCTGTACGAGCGTGTCTTACTTTGTCTAACATTGCATATAATCTTTTTGATCCAGCTTTAGAAGAGCCGTTACCTAGATGACTTACTACATCTGCTGGCACAACAAATTCTCCGTCAGCTAAACGCGCTGGTTGTTTTCCTTCTATTGTAGCAGGTATTGAGTCAGACATACCATCACCAGCACCATTTAAATAACCGCCGCGAGCGTATTGAGCTTCTTGTTGTCCGGAGTTTACATTAAGCGCATATGATTTTGGTACATTTTGTGTTACTGCTTTTGACATTCCTAACATTTTACGGACAGTTTCTGGTCCTATACCTCTATACATAGATTCAAACATAAGATCTGAGAAGTTTTTATTTAGTCCCTCTCCCCTACCAGCACCCATACCAGCACCACTTTGCATACCAGTATTTACATTAAGTGAACCTAAACCTTCTACATTCATACCTGTATCACCACCATCAGCAAAACTTACTGGACCGCCTTGTGCGTAGAACATGTCACCTGCTTTAGCGAGTGAACCTTGTTGTGATAGTCTATCTAATCTTCCCATACCATATCCATCACTAGAAATTGATTGGGTTGTAGCACCTTCTGGACGATTATACAAATCAGACAATCCACCTCCTACAGAGGGATTAAGATCAACTTGGCCACCCATTGCAAACCCTGTAAGATTAAGTCCTGAAGATGCGCTTAGGTTAAGTTTGCCTGTTATAGGGTCTCTATATTTATTTTCTTCGGCTTTACGTTTAGCTTCATCTCCAGCGTAATCATATGGTTCTGGCTGTAAACCAGCTAATACAGGTAAACCTAGCGAACTACCCAATTGCATGGCTGAGCCACCAATCTCTGGAGAAACAAATTTATCATATCCACCAGTTTTTAATAAATCCATAGCCCCTCGGCCCATTTGTCCAAGACTTTGTGTATAACTCATCGGAGCTGCTGCACCAACACCTGAAGCTGCACCTGTGCTATTTGTCAATAATGAAGGCGTTGTATTTGCTGACCCAAAAAATGCATTGGGTGCTGTGTTTAAAGCATCTAAGCCTGCTGGAGTTGTTTGAGGTACGCCTTGAGTAATTGCTTGACCTGCTTGATAGCCCCCTTGAGCACCCATTTTACCAAATGCACTACCTAAATTTCCACCACCGTAACCACCAAGACCGCCCATTAAAGCGCCGCTTAGCACATCATCGCCTTTGGCACCAGCAACTGCTGCACCAGTAGCCACGCCAGCTGCAATAGGAGCTAATGTTGCCGCTGTGCCTTCAAGTCCCATAGCAGCGCCTGCAGGACCACCAACCATAAAGCCAGCAAGAGTAGGAAGTAGTGAACTAAAAAATTCACCTAATCTAAATGCTTCTGGCATACCTGTATCAGGGTTAATAGTAAGCGAAGTGCCTTGTGATTTAGCTAAAGCTTGAAGACCGGCGACTTCTTGTGGTTGCATATGAACCAAAACAGAGTCACCATGTCGACCTAGAGTTGCTAAACCTTGTGCTGTAGAATGAAGTGCCATAAAAAGTCCTTAAGAATTAGTGTAATAATATCATTAATAAAGTGCCGATACAACGTTAAACCACAGTTCCTGCAGCATTTATCCAATTAGTTCCGTTCCACCAAATGGGTCTATTAATTGTTGTATCAAAATATTGTTGTCCTATTTGTAAACCAACGGTTGGACGAGCGGCTGTAGTGCCTGCATCCGGTGATAATAACCCATTAATAACTGAATCTATAGTATTAAAATATAAACGTAATGCATTACTAAAAGATTCTGTGTACGTCTGACTATACGCTATCGTAGGTATAGGTAAGTTAGGCGCTTTTGGTCTACGAACATTAGACATTATGACCTCGTTCCATCTGGTCGTGCATCAACTCTTGGTAAACCTAGTTGCCATTGTGTACCTACTGTGTCTGACGCAATCTTAAAGTTCATTTGGCGGCCTCGAGCTCTAATAAATACTTGGTTAGTATACTGATCTACTGTAGCTGTAGCGGTTACAATTGTAGCATCTGTAGTTTGTCCTTCTGCATTTGTAGTAGACGATGCAGCACCAGGAAAGTTACGTACCCCCACAGTAATATCGGCTTCAGGAACAATCGGAGCGCCTGTAACAGGATTAGTAGTTTCAGAACCTCTAAAGTTAATATCTGGTATAACACGACGTATTAACATAAATTTATCTCCATCCTCAATATCAATATCAGCAGACTGAATATAAGCAGTGATAGGAAGAGGAGGCGCTCCTAGTGGTTGACCATCGTTATTACCATTTTCATGTTGGTATACCCAACCATCAGATAATCCTACGGGGTTATTAAAGACACCAGAATCAATCCATGCAGTTCTTTCTAGTTGTCCGTAATACCAAATGTTTTCAAGATAATTAAACACAACATATCGGTTAATTTCATTAGAGTCAGCTGAAGGATAGAACCAAATAATCTCTGTAAATTTGTTGTTTACCCCCGCAAAAATAAGTGCACTTTGCTCATAATTAAGATCAGTAAATATGTATTGTCGTATAGTACAAGGTAAAGTATCAACACGACCAGAGTAAGTATAGAACCGATCACGTCCCATCCAGTAAGTAATATTGTTAGAACCTACTAATGCATTAGGACCAATAATAGATATGTTATGAGATAGTTCTTGTATTCCAAATACTTCAGCTGTACCTAAAAATTGTAATGATGTTAAAGAAGTGTTAGTAAATATTAATGTTTCTTGTCTAGTATTAATTGCAGTAATAATTCTAGAACCTGATTGAAGTCGTAAGAACCCAGCTGTATTAGTAAGAGTTGGTTGCCAATTTTCAGGTTCAGGACCAATATCAGGATCAACGTTAGACCAACGAATAAGTAACGGATCATAAGTACCTAAATAGTTAGGAGAAGCTGCAGCTGCATCATAATTAGTACACCCTAAAGCAAGTAAGAAACCTTGTGGTGTAAACATAATCTTAGTTACTTTTTGGGGTACTGCTACTGCTCCTGATACGGAACTTAATAAAACAGCATCATTACTAAAGGAGTTTGTATAAACCCAATAATATATGTATCCCCCTGCACCTGATACAGTATCGTATTGTGTATTAAATATTAAATCATTATTAAACTTATCCATATAAATAAGTCTAGCGGGTTGAAATATTGGAGATGTAGAACCAGAACCCCAAGTACCTCTACCCCAAACACCTGTACTCCAACCAAAACCTGCTGTAGTAATAGGGAACCCTGCTGGCATATAACACACAGCAGTAATAGCAGTGCCACCTTGTCCAGTTGTAGTAGATGTTGCAGTAGTCGTTGCTTGAAAAGTAAATGTATTAGCATTAATAACTGTAATTTGCACGGTTGTGTTCATTTCAGCTACAGGAATACCACCAATTGTAGGTCCCGCAATACCACTAAATGTTACGTAAGTAAGTGAGGTTAATCCATGTGCTGAAAGAGTTACAGTAACAGTTTTAGAGCCGTTTGTAGTACCAATACAATTATCTGTATCTGGCGTTGTAGCGGTTGTATATGTAGCAAAAACAGGAGTTATATCATATAGTGTTGTGCCTGCTCCTACATAAACTCTTGAGTTAGTACCTATACCTAGTAAACTAGTTCCGTCAGTTGTAGACCATGAAAATATAGAGCGAGCAGAATCCGTATAAGCATTTAGGTTAGATACAGTCCAACCACCAAACTTTTCAGGATAGCCTGATCTAAAGCGGACGAGCTGAGTCTCATACCAACCACCTTCAGATGCGTAGTTAGTTTGATCTCGGTTAACACCGGGTTTAAATACTAATTTACTTAATGGCATTATTTACCTTCAAAGAGTGCTTTCTCGTCTAATCTACGAATTTGTAGACCTCGTAATATTTTACCACCTGCACGACAATACTTCACTAACGATTCCATAGCCGCCTTTTTATCCCCGCGAAGAAGCGCTTGACGGAGTGTTGATCTTTGAAAGCATCCAAGACCCAGATTGAAGCAAAAACTGACAAGAGCATCAAACTCATGTTGTCGTAAAGGCACGTTAGGTAGCATCTTATGTACTCCCAACTCGAAGCGACGTAGGTCGGATTTAAGAAGTCCATCTATTTCCTCATTAGTAAATGTTCTGTTCCATTCAGGTGGTAGCGTTTTTCCATCACCGATCAAATGACCGACGCCCACAGTATACAGATTTGCGGGGCAACGGTAGGGACGACTACGCACGCCTTCGTGGTGTTTAATAAGTGCGATGCCAGCTTTTGATACATTCACTTATTTCTTTTCCCAAGTTCTTGCTCCAAAGTAGAAGCCGATAATAGAACCTACAATAGCCATTTCGTCAGATGAAAATATAACATCCATAGACTCACGACTAAACCCTACAGTTCTTACAGCCCAAATAAAACCTGCTACATCTACAAATATAAGTAGTCCTACAAAAGTGAAAGCAACAATAGGACGGACAGCTGCGTTAAGAGTTCTAACCCATGGGGCTGCATCGTGTACAAGTTTTGCATCATGTTCATAAAGTGCTTGTCTTTCTTGTGCGAATGTTTCTGCATAAGTACCCTCCAATTCAATAGCTGCTATTTTTTCTTGTGATTGAAAACCTTTTTGAGCCATGAGCATAGCTTGTTCATTTTGCATCTTAGCCATTTCTCGTTCATGAGCTTGGTCTCCTTTTTGTTGAAAGAATCCTAGTATGCTAGGTAATCCTGCAGTTGCAAAACCTAATATGGAGCTTAATATACTAAACATTATTTACCCTTCCTTTGCATGTCATGTTCTTCTAAAATTCTAATACGTACGTTAAGTTCACCCATCTGCGCTTTTAATTCTTCTTTTAATCTAGCTCTTGCTTCTGCTGAGATTGGACTATCAGTTGGCACACCTTGTTCTGTAATAAGATTAGGCATTTTAGATTTGATACTAATTAAGTCTGCTTGTATAGACGCCATTGAAGTAAGTAACCAAGCAATAGCCGAAACTATTACTGGGAACAACATATTTGCTATTTTATCCATATTCATATAAAATCCTTAAAAGAGAAAAAAGAAATTACCACCACCAATAGGAGTATCGTACGTAATAACAAGAATGCCGTTTCTTCCATCTTGGCCACCGCCACCACCAAGACCCGCTCCACCGCCACCGCCTCCATATAATCCTCCATTATTAGCGTCTGCATTATCACTACCGCCGCCACCGCCGCCACCTGAACCTGCGGTAGTACTAGGAGATGTTTGTGTCCAATAACTTCCAGTAGCTCCTCTACCAGCATTATTATTGTTTGCACCGCCACCGCCACCGCCAGTGCCATCAGTACCGTTATTCCCAGCAGTTCCACCACCAGGCATACCGCCAGTATCATTACTGCCATTACCTCCAGCCGCACTAAGACTAGCTCCGGCGCCACCGCCACCTCCGTTATCATTGACACCAATATTAGTACCATTAGCACCATTACCTCCAACACCTCCTGGACCTGCAGCGCCACCACCACCACCACCGCCATTGCCTGCTACTGTTACGCTACCTCCAGTTCCTCCCGCATACTTAGTTGTACCTACAGAAGATGCAGAAGATCCACCGGCGGCGCCAGTAGTAGTAGTTGCATTTGCACCGGCTTTAGCTAAAATACCTGTGGTAGTCGAAGGAGTTGCTGACCCAAACCAAGTATCTGTAGCGGCAGTAACAGGGAACTCAATACCTCCAGCGCCTACTCGGAAAGAAATCCCAGTCGAACCTGGTACCCATGATGATGTATTAATAGTATTAGATGCCGCATAAGCTCCACCGCCACCGCCACCGCCACCGCTAGTGCCGTTTTCATCAGCACCAGCTCCACCACCACCAATACCTTCAACAGAAACCAAAGACCCAAAGTTAGAAGGAACTGTCCATGTTCCAGTACCTACAGTTGTTAAAAATACTACTATTCGTGCCATTAAATATTAATCCTATTAATTAATTATGCTTGTGTGGCTACTGCAACAACGTCCCAGAATGAGTCAGCTGAGTTGTATATACAGCCAACATAAATAGTTTTACTTGCAGTTGTAGTTGTTGGTAATGTAGTTCCTATAACTCTGTAACCACCTGCTGAAGTAGTCCAAGTTAAAGCCCTACCAGTTCCATTGTCTTCAATTCTGATACTTAATTTTTGACCATCTGTAGGAGTTCCACTTGGAATTGCAAAAGTTGCTGAAGCACCTAAAGCAGTGATATTGTATTGATCAGCTGTATCACCTGTAGGAGTAATCGTTCCGCCAGCAGAACCTGTAATTGAAGTAACTCTTGGTGTAATACGTTTGTTAGTAAGTGTATCTGTAGTGGCGCGACCTACTAATGTATCAGTAGATGTTGGTAATGTTAGTGTGCCTGTATTTACGATGGTTCCAATAACAGGTGATGTTAATGTTTTATTAGTAAGTGTAACTGAACCTGTATCTGTTACAAAACCACCAGAACCGTTAGCGGCTATTCCTAAAGCTGTTAAAACACCTGCGCCAGTAGTTGTAGTAGATGGAGCAGCACCAGCACCTCCGCCAATAACAAGAGCACTAGCAGCTAATGCAGCGGATGAAGCCCAAGTTGTTCCACTTGAAAAATAAGGAATACCACCTGATGTTCCAGCTATTGTAAATGCAGGTGTGGATGTAGCTGTTGCAACGGACACAATACCACCTGTCCAACTAACGTTTGTAACTGTTCCTGTTGCTGCTGCTGTAAATGTTGGTAAAGCACCTGCTCCATTTGATGTTAAAACTTGTCCTGCAGTACCTACTGAAACAACAGATTGATAAGCACCTGTTGATGTTGTACCTCCACAAAGTACAGAGTATGCTGTTTGTGTTGTAGCACCTGTACCACCTGAAGCCACAGGAAGAGCAGAACCAAGGGTCAATGAAGATAAATGCGTTGTAGCATCAACCACATTAGTACCATTATTAAATACAAACATAGTCTTACCTGCTGGAACTGTGACACCTGTTCCTGTTGTATTTTTAATTGTTTTAGCGCCAGTACCTGTATTATTAATGAGGTACAATTTTTCAATTTGACAACCTGAGCCTAATATTAAGCTACGAACAGAACCTATGCCTGTAGAGCTTTCAGTGATATTTAAACGTAGATTACGGGCGGTTTGAGCTGTATTAGTACTGGTTAAAGTTATAGTAACATCAGCATCTGTAGCAAAGTTTACATCCGCAGAACCTGTAATAGCCTCTTCAATTGCTGTGCCTAGATTAATATTAGTTGTGTCGCCCCAAGTACCAGACTGTTCGCCTGTCCCGATAAGCTCTATTTTTAAATTACTGTAGGTGGATGCCATGTTTTAGTCCTCTATTCCTAGTTTGTTTTTGTTTATATTATACCTTAACTACAAGGCTGTGACGTATCTATTGTGCTCCAACTTGGTGTTTGAGCGTCGTTTATATCTGTCCATGTACCAGCCGGCGTTGAAATTGCAGTCCAACTTGGAGTTTGAGAGTCATCAATTCTGAACCAGCCGTTATAACATATTATATCTAATAATCCTACATTCTCAAAAATAGCTGCAGCATAATCAACTCTAAATGATTCAATATCATCAATAACAACGTTTTCAGTTATAGAAAATAGTACTTCTAAACTAGCTGATTGAGCCTCCGTTAAGGTAATATTTTCAGTAATAGAATCTGCAAAAGCTATACCAATTGTTATTAAATCCGCTACTGTTGTAGCTTCTGCAATGCTGGCTAGGAAACTAGCTACAATATCCCGTAAATCATCCATGTTTACATTTTCTGTAATAGATGGGTTAAAGTTAGCTTGTATTGTTTCTACATCGTTTATTGTAGTATTTTCTGTATTTTGAACATTAAACGCGGTTTGTGATCCTCTTACATCGTCTAATGTAGTAGGTTCTGTTCTAGATTGTGCAAATTGAGCTGTAATAGCTTCTGTTTCTTCTACAGTTATTGGTTCTGTAATAGATGCTGATGTATTTTGAGTAATGGTTGGAGTATCGGCAATAGTGCTATTTTCTGTAATAGATGCTGATGTATTTTGAGTGATAGTTGGAGTATCATCTAAAGTAATTGGCTCTGTAATAGATGCTGATGTATTTTGAGTAATGGTTGGAGTATCAGCAATTGTTGCGTTTTCTGTAATAGATGCTAATGCATTTTGAATAATAGTTTGATTATCAGCTAAAGTACTATCTTCTGTTTGAGACACACTAAACTGAGCAAGCATTGTTAATACATCAGCTAAACTAGTATTTTCTGTAATGCTGTCTGTATAATTAGTGCCACCTGTAGAATAAACAATAAATATCATGCCTTGTCTACCATTAGCAGCACCAATTACAGTATTACCAGTTGAGCATCCAGCACCGCCACCACCAGCACCATAAGATCCAGCAGTAGCACCGCCAGAATTCAGTCCTGCAGCTCCGCCAGAACCACCACCAGAACCTACGATATTTGACATATCAATACCCGAACCGCCAGCACCGCCGCCACTTGTACCACCAGCACCACCACCACCATCTATACCTGGAGTACCATTACTAGAACCACTCACAGATGCACCGCCACCATAACCTAGTGAATTATTACCGCCTGCACCAGATATAGCTGCTCCACCATTGCCACCAGCTGTTCCTCCACCATTACCACCGCCACCACCACCACCAGCATTACCTACGGAGGATGTAGAACCTGTACCACCGTTGCCACCATTACCATTAGGTCCTGCTGCACCGCCTCCACCGCCTCCACCGCAATTGCCTGTAGTTGTAGAAGCAGTTGCGCCTCCACCCGTACCACCTGTAGATGTTCCTGTGCCTCCAGCACCTCCTGTAGATGTTGTTCCTCCAGAAGAAGACCCGCCTGCACCACCTGTGCCTGTGTTAGTAGTATTCCAAGTGGTTGTTCCACCTGTACCACCTGTGGCTGTACCACCACCTGTAGCTCCAGTAACTCCAGTACCACCAGCACCAATAGCATAGGTTACAGAACCACTATATGTTTGATTGGTGAGTAATGTAAATCCACCACCTCCACCTCCAGCGCCACCAATTCTATTTGATGTTGTAACCGCTATAGTGGCACCACAACCGCCACCTCCACCACCTAATATATAAATACTATTAGAAGCATTATTCCAGTTAGCTGGAACTGTCCATGATGTGCCAGAGGCTAATAAGTTTCCTATTGATGTAGTAGTCCAATTTCCAAAACCAGATGTAAATACAGTTATACCATTAGTAATTGTGCCTATACCAGATGATGATAAAGCTACATAAGCTACATTGGTAAAGTTTGTTGTAAATGTATTTGTAACCGCTAATGTTGCATTTGTATTTGTACCAAGAAATGTACTAGACCTTAAAGTTAATAAGTTACCAGATGAACCACCTGCTGCCCAAGTTGTTACTGTTGTAGTTGTTGCTGCTGGTAGAGTAATAGAATAAGCAACAGTTTTAGAGCTTGATATTTGGTTAAAAGTATTTGCACCAGTAATGATGTAATCAGCAATACCTGTTGCTGGACTTATAGATAAATTGTAATAAGTTTTACCGCCACCAGTAAAAGTTTTAGAAGTTGTAGATGTATCAGAAAATGCTATAGTTGATGTATTAGCATTTAATGTTAAAGATGAAGTTACATTCCAAACTGTTCCAGTTGCAGATAATGTCCAAGTGCCAGAACCCATTGTAAGTGTTCTTGTACTAGTGCCTGTGCTAACAAAAAGTCCAGTAGAAACATTAAACCCATTAGCATTAAATGTTCCTGTAGTAACTGTTAATGTTCTTGCGGTAGGTAATGTAAGGTCATCTTGTAGCTGTACTGTGTTACCAAAAGACTCGTTTACTTCTAAATTAGTTACAAGTGTTTTTCCTGCTGTTGTAATAGATTGGGTATTATTATATCCACTTAATCTTAAAACTCTAGCACCACCACCACTTAAAGTTAAATTACTAAAAAATGTAATACTGCCAAAGAAGTTATCTCTATCACCTGAGGCAAAATTTAATGTCATAGCTGATGTTCTATTAGAAACACCATCTGCCATAGTGAGTGTAGGTATCATTACACCATTTGATGTTAGTTGTACTGTGCCAGCAGCACCTGCTTCTGTAAATATTGCAGTATCTTGAACAAGAGGGTAGTTTGCATCTGCAGGAGTTCCATTATTTGTTAATGCCCATGCTGTAGCAGTCCATAATTGTGTGCCTGCTAAATTCCAATAAGCATTTCTACCTGTAGCAAATGTAATACCTGAATTTCCACCAGCATCACCCCAATAACCTGTTCTTGAGCTATCAGTCCAAGATGCTGCACCAGCACCTGTTATATTTCTAAAGTCTGTACCAAAAATACTAATGGCTGCTGCTGTAATGGTTCTATTTGTGCCAGCTACACTTGAATATATCCAACATCGTCTGTAAGGTAATGTTTGTGTTCCATTAGAAGTAAATGTGCCATTAACAGTAATATTTGCTGCTATTGATAATCTGTTAGTACCATTTGCATTACGATTATTAATAGTTAAATTATTAAATGTATTAGCACCAGTCATAGTATGACTATTATTTTGAGTATCACCAATTGCTACATTATAAAATGTTTGGCTTCCACCATTAAAAATAGTTTGTGGTTGATTACAATTAATGGTAGATGTGCCTGCATTAAATGTTAAGTTAGTAGAAGTTGCAAAACCTACAGTAGCACTAATTGCACCTTGATTTAAGGTAACAGTACTTGCATTTAATGTAATTGTTCTTACATTAGAATTATCAGACTGTAATCTACCTGCTGTTATACTATAATTACTACCTGATGTAGTAAATGTTCCTTGTGTAACAATTAAATCACCTTGATTAAGACTTAAAGCATCACCTAAAGTGACTGTAATACCTGAACCATTAATTGTTAATGGACTAAATGTTTTTCCAGCAGTTGTAAGCGTACCTGTGCCTGTAAGTGTTACTACTCCTGTATGAGTGTAAGTTTGACCAGCAACAAGCGTAATGCTACCAGCTACAGAAATTGCTGCTGTTCCTGTAATAGTTCCTGTAAACCCTGTGCAATCAATGGATTTAGCACCTGTATTACCAGTAGCAATCGTACAAGTAACTGCACCTGAAGCAGCGTCAAAAAATACATCGTCAGCAGAAGTTGGGATTGCTTGACCACCAGCTCCACCAGATGTTAATGCCCATTTAGTACCTGCTGTACCATCCCACGAGGCTGTTCCACCTACCCAATATCTAGCTGCCATTGTCTACTTCCTCTACAATTTCTTCTGTAGGTTCTTCTGGTGGAATAGGCATAATAATATTACCGTCCTTATCGTAAAAATAAGGATCAACATAGGTATCACCTATATTAACTGGAAGGTCGTCTGGGACTAAAACTAAGAATGTGTCGGGGTATGGCCATGGATCAGAAGGATCAGCCATAATAATGTTTTCAACTACAGTTGTATCTCTGTTGATAACAGCGCTTTTCATAATTAAGTAAAGTAATGGCTGGGCCCATAATACAGTTTACTACGAGCCTAACTAAATACTTATTATGATGTTGCTGTTGTTGAGTATGTAACTGCTACTGTGTCACCAGCTGTAACTGCTTTAGAAGTTGTAAAATTACCTTCAGAATACAATGTACCTGCTGTTGAGCTTTGTGTACTTACAGCACCTGTACCTGTTACAAGGAAGCAACCATATACAGTACCACCAGCACCAGTAATAGTGTAAGTAATAGATGTAGCTGCTGAAGTTGTAACGTTAGAAGGTGTTGTACCAGTTGAAGTAGCTGAAGCAAACACTGCTGTACCTCGTACCGCTGAACCACCTACTGTATAGTTCGTAAATTCACCGGCATTAGTTGTGACTAATGTAGTCATTGTATCTGTAGCTGCTGGAGTTAATGATACTTTAGTAAGACCTAAAAATGGGCCTACTACTGTGTATGCAGAACCTTTTAATAAAGTATCTAACATTAACTGTTTACCTACAGCAACAACTAAGTTAGGGAAGCTTTCTTCCCATTTAACATTACCATCTTTGTCTCTACACATTACATAGTAATGACCATGAATACCTAAATCTTCGCCTGATGAGACATTTGTATTTAATGTGGCTATAGCTGAATCGCCAAAACCGCCTGTTTCTTTAATCATATATTTCTCCTTAATTAATTCTTAATACAGCAGTGGTTGAAGTAGCTGCGGGGAATTCTATTGTAAATGTTGTAGTGGCTATTTTTTCTCCGCCAAAACTTAATACTGCGACTGATGCGTTTGTAGTGCTATTATATATCAAGGCGCCTGCTGCGGTAAAGTTTGCAGGATTCCAAGTTACATTGGCAAATGTTACATAAGCCGTGTTATTACTAGTATCACTACCTACTGTTGGAGATAATACTTTTCCTCCAGCTATGTAGCCTGTACCTGTAATTTCGTTAGTTGTTGTATATGCAGTTGTTTCACTATTAATCGTAGCCGTTGCATCATACAAAGCAATTTTATATGTATATGGTGACCCTGTAAAAAAATTCTCTAAACCTTT